CGGAGGCGACGGTGCGATACGGTTGCCGTTCGATGCGCGCACCGGCAAGTGGGGGACGAGGGCGTGGCCGGAAGCGCCTGGGGCGGGAGCGCCGGGAGGGCCGGGCCAGCCGCCGGGCGGCGCGACAATAGCTCCAGGTCAGCCGGGCGGTCCAACGCAAGCGACGAATATCCAAACACCATGGGGACCGCAGCCCATGGGATTGCGTCCCGCAGCCCCTATTGGTGCCGGTACATCGCTCGGGGCGTCTCCCAATCAGGCCGATCGGCCTTATCGCTACCAGGGGCAGGTGACGGTCGGCGGTGAGACGTTCGGCTATGCGACGGGCGGTGCTGGCCGTGGCAGCATGCCCTATGGCGATTACCCCGTTAATATCGGAAAGGGTGACATCGGCGGGNTCGGGCAACGCATCGGCTCGGTCGCCACCGTCGGCGGCTCTAGCGGTACCATTCAAGACCCTAAATTTCCCGGCGCGCCGCGGGTCGGAATCCAGATTCATCCGGGCAGTGGCCGGACACTCGATCAGCTCTATACGCAGGGCTGTTTCGGTGTACCGCGCGCTGAGTGGCCACGTTTCAAGGCGGCTCTTTTACGTGAGGCCAGCTCGCATCCAGAGGGGCTTAATCTCTCCATCGGCCGCGATGGCATCGCGCAAATTCATCCGCGCGGACAAACGATCGCACAGAACCCGCAAGGCGTCGGCATGGGCGCGGTGGGGGCCGTCGGCGGCGCGAGTCGTGAGCAACAAGCTACCGTAGCCGGCGCGCCGACAGGACGGATCGAGGCTACTCGGTTGCGTGAGGCATTCGAGCAGAATCCGGATTTCGAGCGCCGCTTCGTCGGAACCGTCACCGGCGAGGTCGGCACCGTTACCGGTCAGCGCGGACTTCTGCAGGCCGAGTCGATGCGCAATCGATTCTTGCTCAGACGGGAGACGGCAGAGCGTACATCGATTCGTCCGGCCAGCACGGGTGGCTATCATGCCGGCGAGGCGGTACGCAATGCGAGTGAAGCAGAGATGCGCGCGTGGCGTGAAAGCGGCACCCGCGAGCAATTACTCGGCGGTTCCAATATCAGCCGGCAACTCATGGGGTTTGAGGCGACCGGACAAGCTTCCGGCGGTTTCGCTCTGCGACGGGAGGCAGCCGGGATTTATGCGCGGACGGCTTGGCCATTCGGAACTGGCGGCCAGCATGAAATGTATGCGTTGGAACGTCACGATGCAGCAATCTTGGCGCGGGAACGTGAGCGTTTGTTCGGTCGTGAGACAGAAGGAAAAGTTGCTGGTGCCGGCGTGCCGACCGGCAAGCCGGAAAGCGTCTTTGAAAAAGGAGCTGAGCCGCATCCATGGATGAGCGAAGCGCCCGATCGCCGCTTTCTTGATCGTGCCGCAGCGACAGAGGTTGGCAAAGGCAAGGCCGCCCTCAACGTCAACATCAAGACCGAGAAGGATGAATCGGCGGCGCAGAAACCGTCAAGCAAGGGTCTAATCCGCGAGGTGCATCGCAATCGCCAGGCGGCAATGCAGAAGGCCAAGGAAGGTCCCAAGGAAGAAGCCTCTGGCGCGGACAAGTCGGAAGATTGATTAATGTCGCAGATCACCGAGATTCCGAATACGCCATGGCGCGACCAGCTCGCGCCGGCTTCATTCAAAGGTGCGATGTTTCACGTCGAGGCCGGCTCACGTGAGAGCGGCAGGCGCATCGTCGTGCATGAATTTCCGAAGCGTGAGCGGCCCTATGCCGAGGACATGGGGCGCAAGGCGATCGAGTTTTCTGTGCGAGGCTATTGCATCTCGTATCCATACAACAGCGGCGTCCGTCTCTACATGCGCGACTATCGGCTTGCCCGCGATGATCTCATTGCCGCCTTGGAGACCGAAGGTGCCGGTATGCTGCAGTTGCCATATCACGTTACGAAGTCAGCACCGCCGTTGATGGTTGTCTGTCCGCGCTATCGCATGACCGAAGAAGAGAAGCTCGGCGGCTACTGCGTCTTCGATATGCAGTTCGTTGAGTTTGGTGTAGCGCCCGGCGTTCCGCAGATTGCGTCCGACGAAAAACTGCGCCAGCAATCGCAGGACGCGCGCAAGCTCCTCGAAGGCCAGCTCAAGCCGAAGACGCCAGCGCAGCAGACCGAAGAACAAGCGCAACAGGAATGACATGTTCAAAGCAGACGCCCAGGAAGCCGCGCCGATTGCGCAACGTGCGATGACTCTGCTGCTCGGCACTGTGCCGACGCGCGGGCTCGCTGGTTCGCAGCTACGCACCGCGGTTGGTGACTTCAACGTGCGCGCCGAATATTTCATTCAGACCGACAGCGCTGGCCCGGAGCTGATCGCCTGCTTCGATGCTGCGATTGCGAACAACGTGACGCAGAAGCAGCTCGCCTTCATCCGCAGCAAGATCATCGGCGAGACGCCAATTCTGCTTGGTGCCGTGCTCATCAAGAACGTGCTGATTGGCCTGTGCCTGACCTACGAATGCCAGATCATCGCCGGCATGGCCTTCGCCTCACGCCAGGATGTCAATCTGTTGCGCATACAGATGAACAGCGCATTCGATGGTATCGAGGAGATTGCTGCCGACGATATGGATGCGGTGACCTATCAATCGATCGTCGGCCTGCATGCCGCGCTCAATCTGCATCTGATCGAACGCGCGCGTCCGTTGCCGCGGCTTCTGCAGTATCAATTCAACTCGGTCTTGCCGACGCTCATCATCGGACACAAGCTCTATGACGATGCCGGCCGGGCCGACGAGCTGCGCGCAGAGAACCACACGATTCATCCGGCGTTCTGCCAGTTGCAGGGGCTCGCGTTAAGTGCCTAAACGAAAGCGGACACGGTTTCAAAGCCGGGTCCGCCTGCCGTGCCGGCCTTGCCCTGCCCTGCCCGGCCTTGCCGAACCGAGCCGCGTCTGGCTCCGCCATGCTTTACCAGGCCTTGCCACGCCACGCCGGCCTTGCCTTGCCATGCTGCCGGATGGTGAGCCCGGCGGAGTCACGAGCGCCTCCTTTTTCGTCGTTATAAAGCACAACTTTAGCTGAGAGATACCAAATTGCCAAATCCAAAAGAAGTCGCCACCATTACCGTGAACGGCCGGGAGTTTTCCGATTGGGAAAGTGTTTGGGTACAATTGAGATACAACGAAGGCTGGCCTATGTTTCGTTTTACTACAGCGGAGCGCCATCCGATTGCGCAAAACTGGACACTATCGCAATTCAAGCCTGGTGATGCTTGCACCATCACGCTCGGCGGTCAGCTCGCGATCACCGGCGTGATTACCGATCGGCAAACCGCCTACGACAGTCAAAATCATGCGGTTCAATTGATGGGCAAGGGCGTCACTTGGTTTGCGGCCAAGTCGAGCGTGTTGCACAAAACCGGCGATTTTAGCGGCAAAAGTTTCGAGGAAGCCGCGAAGGAAGTGATTAAGCCTTATGGCGTCGGCGTGCGCACGATCGGCGAACTCGATAAGACGCCATTCAAGCGCCTGCAATGCGAGAAAGGCGAAAAGGTTTGGGATTTCTGCGAGCGCATCGCACGGCCGCGCAAGATCATCATGGGCAGCGACGGCGATGGCAATTTCCTCCTGATCGGCGAGCATTCCGGCGATGTGGTCGACAGTTTGGTCGAGGGTCAAAACATCCTACGCATGCAGTGCCTGCTCACGATCGAGGATAGCTATAGCCGCTTCGATCTCTATGGCCAGACGGCAGCGAATGATGAGCAACACGGGCGCAAGGCGAGCGAGCAATCCGCGAGCGTTGCCGGCACCGACCCGCCACCGCGTTTTAGCGCGCTGGTAACTGTCGCCGAGCAACCCGTTTGGGGCGCAGGCGAACTCGCCAAGCGAGCGCAGGCGGAGAACCAATGGCACAATGGGACCAAGGTCGAAGCGCACGTCACCGTGCATGGTTGGCTCAACGGTTCCGGCCAATTGTGGACTCCGGGCGACGACGTGAATGTGCGAAGTCCAATGGCGATGCTGAATCAGACACTCAGCATCGAAATGGTGACCTTTACGCAAGATGATAAATCCGGCACCACGACGACGTTGAAGCTTCGCGCGCCATGGTATCTTAACGACAATGTCAATGCCGGTGTGTCGATCTCCGGCATGCCGAATCCAAGTCCAGCCGTTTCGACCTATGACATTCCAATCGAGCAATTGGTCGGGAAAACAATCGGAGTTTGAGCATGCATCGAGCCACCACAGCGAATGTTGCCTATCGCGCCTACACCGCGGGTGGGGCCAGGTCGGTCGTCGATAATGTCGACGATAGCAAGTTGATGCAGGAATCGAGTGGCAATTTCATGAAGGGCGAAACGCGGAGCGAGGTCGAAGCGCCGCAGAACTACGGCTTCACCTCGGTGACCGCCGACGCCGATCAACAGCAACAGCAGGGCAGTGGTGGTGGCGGTAGCGGCGGCGGCGCTGGTGGTGGTGGCGGCGGTAGTGGTCCTGGTGGTGGTATGGGAGCGGAAGCATTCATCTCATTTCCAGGCGGCAATCGCTCGTTTCCTGTCGCCGGTGTCATCGATGACCGCAGGCATCGGCTCTACAATCTCGGCAAAGACGCCGCCAAGGGCTCGTCTGCGCAGTTCGGTCTCAAGGATTGGGGCGAGCAGTTTTTGATCACCGATGACGGGATGTATATGACCGGCAACGCCGGCCAAACCAAGGGCGGCGGTCAGCAGGGTGGCGGTGGATCGGCGGGCGCGACTGCTGCCGGTGGTTCTGGCGGTAGCTCCGGCGGCCAGCAAAAGGATTTCAGAATCAAGCTCCAGCTCGTCGAGAACAAAAACAATCAGCAACAGCAATCAGGCGGAGGCGGCGGAGGCGGCGGAGGCGGGAGCGCTGGCGCAACTCGCATCAGCGAGGAGGTCGGGAGTCTCGGTCTTCCGCGGATGTTCTTTACGTCGGAAGATTCCGGCGTCGAGTTCGAATACGATGTCGTCGCCCCTCTTGCTGATGGCGACAGCGGAAGCAATGGCGGAGGACAGCAAGACGGTCAGCAAACGCAGAAGTCGAAGGGGCAAAAGACGCTGCACAAGGAGAAGAGCGAAACCTATCACGACATGACGAAGGAAAAGATCGAGATCAAGCGCGGCAAGGCAACGACCGAGCAGACCGACAAGCACTGCATGGGCTATCACGGCGATAAAAGCAAATCGTATCGCGCTGACGATTCGCACACGCACATCAAATCCGGATCGAGTATCTGGACCAGCAAGGGCGGCTGCTATTCATCGGCTCCGATCATCGTCAAGCCATGCCAGGACAGCGACTAAATGCAGTTCTGGATTGTTGCCTGGGACAAGATCATCGGGGTCGATAACGTCGCTGTCTCGGAAGTGGACATCACACCACTGCCGCCAAATGTGAACTATTTTCATTTCAAGACCGATTGCGGCGAAATCCACTACGACGACCGGCCGTCATTGCCGGAGCGAATTCTTGATCCGACGCCATACATCTGGATCGTTGATCAGTTCATCGCGAAGCTTAGTGTTGAAGTCCCGCCGATCACGCTTGATCAAGCGAAGATGGTCAAGAACGACCTCAATGATGCGCTCTATAACGCCAAGCGCCAAGCCACGATAGTTTACCTCGACGATCTATGGGCTGCGACAGACGAAGAAATCCTCGCGCTGACAACTGCTTTCTCTATTGGCGGATTCAACAGCGGGCAGGGTCAGCAGAGCACCTTAGTCAACCAGATAAATAGCAATGTCGTCACCAACGTCCAGAACTTGGTGACCCAGATAAACAACACCTTCGCCGCTGGCTTCCATCACACCAGCGTGGCCGCAGGTGGAACAGAATCCATAAGTGTCACGGCACTTCCTGGGCCTGGCGCGACTGCAGTCGGTGTTGGCTCGGCCGCATCTGATGTTCAATGGTATCCGCTCAATTCGACGACGCCGGTTACGCTGACATTTTCGCAGATGTCAGGGTTGATTCAGGCCATCAATACTCGACGTAACAACTTAGATTTATTTCGGCGACAGAACCGCGCCGCCATCAACGCGCTGACGACGATCGCCGACGTGATCGCGTTCGACCTCACGACCGGATGGCCGACGAATGGCGGCAGTACTACTGGCATCGTCGCGACCGGCGGCGTCAAAACGACGAGCGGTCTTTATACGATACACACATTTAATTCCTACGACTCGTTTCAAATCGGGGCTGGTTCTGGCGAGGTTGAATACCTCGTTGTCCCTGGTGGCGGCGGTGGCGGCGGCGGCGGTAGCCAAGGTTCCGGCGTTGGTGGCAGCGGCGGCGGCGGTGGTGGCGGCGGTGTCCGCACTGGAAAGATCACACTTGGCATCGGCTATTACACGATCGGCGTTGGTAAGGGTGGCATTGGCGGCCCAGGCTGGGTCACCGGCGGCTTCCCCGGCTACGCCACCAACGGCGGTGATTCATCGTTCGGCGACATCGTCGCGAAAGGTGGTGGCGCTGGCGGTAGCGGCGGCAACGGCGCGCCGGGCGGTTCTGGCGGCGGTGGTGGCGGCAACCACAGCGGCCCGACAAGCGGCGGCAATGGGACTTCCGGGCAGGGATATGCCGGCGGCGGCAATGGCAGCGGTGGCGGGGTTTATCAAGGGGCCGGCGGTGGTGGCGGCTGCGCGCAGGCCGGTGTAACCGCTAATTCGCCAGGTGGTGCGGCTGGCGGTGCTGGTTTGTCGTCGAGCATTTCTGGAACCGCGAAGAATTATGGTGGCGGCGGCGGTGGCGGCGGTTTTGCCTCAGTTCCTGCAAATGGGCCGGGTGGCGCAGGCGGCGCTGGCGGCGGTGGGGCTGGTGCTGCTTATGCAGGTACGTCAACGGGCAACGGTGTGGCTGGAACCGCAAACACCGGCGGCGGTGGAGGCGGAGGTGCCGGTGGTGCGGCAACAGTGAGTTCGCATGGCGGAGACGGTGGCTCCGGAGTCGTCATCCTGCGGTATTTAACGCCGACCTCTAGGGAAGCTGATTGACCGACAGGAGACTCGCCCAAATCGATGCGCCGCACTTCTGCGCTGCGCTCGATCTCGACGATCGCGCCTGGATCGCGATCGCGCCGATCATCGGCTATATGCGCGATTGGCCGGAAGCGAAGATCATCGCCTACTGCAAGCGCAAGGGCTGGAAATACATCCAGTGTGATGTGCAATGACCGACATCAGGCTCATTCAAGATTTGAATTTTCCAGAACATTCGAGCGTGACGCTCGACTGGCTGTTGCTCGACGATGGTACTTTAGATGACACACAAGCGCTCGCGACCGCAGTCATGGTCGCCTTGGGAACCGATGCTTTGGCGTCTCGATCCGATACTTTACCTGATCCTGATAGCGTTGACCGCGCCGGCTGGTGGGGCGACCTGGATGCCGAAGAAATCTGGCAAGGCTGGCCGATCGGCACAAAGCTTTGGTTACTCAAGCGCGACAAGATCGTCGGCGTCGATGCGTATCAGGGCTCGACGCTTGTGCGTGTCGAGCAATACATCAGGGAAGCGATCCAGCCGTTCGTCAATCTGAAAATATGTTCCGACTTCGATGTTGTCGCCACGCGATCGACCGCCGACAACAATCGCATCGATGCGCTCGTCCGCATTTATCGCGGGCCATTGCTCGCGATCGAGTTGCGTTACCAAATCCTGTGGGAAGGGATCATCGAGAAAGATGAGTGGAAGCCGTACTATTCGCGTTGATCGGTGGCCACGAATGGCCACCGATCTTTGAGGCTTGCCAGACTTGCCTAGCGTTGCACTGCCTAGCCTAGCTGGGACCTGCCCAGCCTCGCCTCGCCTTGCTAAGCTCAAGTAGAGCTTTATCAACAACGGAAGTCAAGAGCGCAAAAATGCCCTGGCAAACACCAACGCTCAAAGAAGTCAGAAGCACCGTCCGCGACATGATCCGCGGTTCGCTTCCCGGCGCGGACGCAGCAATACCTAATAGCGTGTTGAGGGTATTGTCAGATAATCAAGGAGCGTTAGCGCATCTAACACTGCAATACATCGACTGGCTCGCGCTCCAGCTCATCCCCGACACTGCCGAGACCGAATGGCTCGATCGCCATGGCGACATCTGGCTCACAAATTCCGACGGCTCGACCGGCCGCAAGATGGCGACTTTAGCGACAGGAACGGCGGAATTCACCTCACTTGCAACCGCTATCGGAACTGGGATTATTCCGGCAAGCTCGCGATTGACGTTCGCAACGGGCGTCGGCCTCGAATATGAAACGACGGCAGAGATCTATGTTCCATCTTCAGGAGCGCCTGCGCCGGGGCCAATTCGTGCGTTGACGCCCGGCGTCAGTGGCAATCGCAATCCCGGTGATACACTCACGTTGGTCGATCAGCCGCCCAATATCTCGCCAGCGGCCATCGTGATCGACATCAACAATGGCGTTGACACAGAGAATGACGACGATCTGCGCTTCCGTGTTTTGCAGCGGATCAGGCAGCCGCCGATGGGTGGCGCGAAGCATGATTACGAAAGATGGACGCTCGCCTGTCCAGGCGTCACGCGGGCGTGGTGCGGCCCGCTTGAAATGGGTATCGGTACGGTGACGACTCGTTTCGTCATGGACGAGCTGCGTGCTGATGACGATGGTTGGCCGACCACGAATGATATCGAGATCGTGCGCGCCTATGTCGACACGGTGCGCCCGGTCGCGGTGAAGGACTTCTGGGTTCTCGCGCCGATCAAGCAGTACATCGATGTTTATATCGAGCATCTTGTGCCCGACACGAACGAGACACGGGCTGAGATCGAGGCGTCATTGCGTCAAATGCTCCGTTACTATGGGGCACCGGGGCAAACCATCTTCGCTGCGTGGAAGAGCTACGCGATCATGTCAGCACCGACCGTCGTGTCATTCCGCATGGCTAACGATCTCGACGATGTCATGGACTCACCCGGCCACATGGCTGTTCTCGGCGATATCGTCTACGCATGAGAAAGGAAACAATCTATGTCTGTGAGTTACGCGGCAGCGCTGAAAGACACACGCATGAATGCTGTGGTCAATGCGATCGACGCTCAAACCGGCAATGGGAGCATCGAGATTGGAACCGCTGGCATGGCGGCGGTCTTGGTGACTATCAACTTGCAGAAGCCTAGTTTCTCGGAAGCGTCACAGCAAATTACCATGATCGGCGCTCCGAAGTCAGGGATTGCTTCGGCCAGCGGTATCGCCGCCGCAGCGCGCATAAAGGATGGGGCGGGTGGCGTTCAAGTAAGTGGCTTGACGGTTGGCACGTCAGGTACGGATATCGTACTTAATACTACGTCGCTCATTTCCGGCCAGACCGTTACGCTTTCTTCGGCGGTTATTTCACACGCCACGTAAACCAAAATGCCGATTGCTGGTCTTCTCCGCGCGATAGAGCCCGCCGACATCGCGACAGTGTCCGGCATTGTTGCCGGGGCGCTTGCCGCGACAGAGGCGAATGATGTTGCCGTCATCACCGGCAAGGCGGATACGCTTGGAGCGCTTGTTGGACTTGAAGCCTACGACGTAGTCACGATCGTCGGCAGTGCGCCACCGACCGGAAGACTCACCTCGACTGAAGCTTCTGACATTTCGGTCCTCAGTGGTGTTGCGCCGCCGTATGGTCAACTTGTCGTACTCGAAGCGGCAGATGGTGCTGCCGGTACTGGCGACATTGTCATCAGTGAAGGCACGCTGGCGGCTTCAGAAAATAATGACGCCGCGCACCTAGGTCTTTTTGCGCACCTGCCGCCGGCATCTACGACGACCGACCAATATGGTCGGCCGCTGCGATCGATCCCCTACGATGTGCACGTCCGTCGCTCGGGCGACGACTACGCGACTCAGTTCATCGGCCTGTTGCCGCGTGGGCAGGCGTGGCCGACCGATCCGGATAGTACGCTTTACCGCGCCTGCCGCGGGCTCGCGAACTACTACGGCTTCGTCGACAG